GAGGCAAAAGATGGCAAGAATGGTAATTGAATACACTATTCAAGAAGAGAACAAAGTTGGTGTTGAAAACTTTAAAGATGGCAAAATGTTCGTTCAGTTTAGTTTTGATGATCACCCAGACGTTACTGCACATAAGATGCAAGAAGCGTTGATTAAGGTGATGAACAAAAATAAAAACTACGTTTTAAGCATGGTATTTATTGCTAAGTTTGAAGGCGTAACAATGGCAGAGGGTGCTCTGTATGAAGAAGGAGAAGGTAGATGGATAAACCCGCAATCGGAGACGATTCACTAAAAAATCTAACTAAATTATTTACAAGAATTGGTTGGGATAAAAAATTAAGCGAACTAACTGAAGATGAGATAGTCGCAACAATATTAATTATGCAATTTTCAAAAAGGATAGATTCAGATGAACAATATAAAAAAACCAAACTCGACGAACTACTTTTTGAATATGTCTACGAAAAACAAGACAACACAATCGATGAAGACGAATTGCCTTTTTGAAGAAGTTATTGATGAAACTATTGTAAATAAAAACAGAAAAGAGCCTAGACGTAAGTATTTAGGTGCATCAATGTTGGGAGATAAATGTGCAAGAAAGATACAATATATTTACACTGGTTGTGAGCCTGATGAAGAAAAAAAGTTTAATGCTAGAACTTTAAGGGTCTTTCAGTTTGGACATGAGATAGAAACAAGTATGGCTGGTTGGATTAGAAATGCAGGATTTGACATAAGAACTATGGATAGTAATGGCGAACAATTTGGATTTTCTATAGCTGATGATGAGATCAAGGGACACATAGATGGCGTTATTTGTTCTGGTCCTTTGAATGTTAGTTATCCAATGTTGTGGGAGTGTAAGTCTGCTAATGAAAAGAAGTTTAGAGATTTCAAAATGAAAGGGATAAAAGCTAATCATACTTATGAAGTGCAAGTTGCATTGTATCAAGCATATATGGAGCTAACAGACAATCCATGTTTGTTTACAGTCATTAATAAAAACACTAGTGAGATATTTTATGAGCTTGTTCCGTTTAATCAAGAGTTAGCACAATACGCTAGTGATAGAGCAGTTGATATATTAAGAGCATCAAAGCAAAATGAAATGCTACCTAGAATAGCACAGAATAGAGATGTGTTTGATTGTAAGTGGTGTCAATTTGCAGATACATGTTGGAAAGATGGTTGATGGTGACACAGAAGGTAGCAAAGTGCCACCATCAAGGGGGATGGTAATGAACATTATAAAATTTGGCAACAGTAAAAGGACTATGGATGCAAAGGAATTAGTTGAGCTAATTAGCGAAAGAGTTCCTGCAAATGTTCAAATTGATTTACTTAAAGACACTTATCCACAAGGGGTTGTGAGGGGAGATCAATTTACAATTGGTTCTCTTAGTGGCGAAGCAGGTAAATCTCTTAAAATAGATATTAATCCTAGATCTCCATACTTTATGAAAGGTCAAGATTTCAATGGCTCAGATGGTGTTGGAGGTATTGTTAAGATATTAATGGAAGGCAGAAACATGAAGTTGCCTGAAGTTAAAGAATTCTTTGATGATTATTTAGGTGATGACGCACCAAGACCAGTTGAAAAGATAAGTTCCATTATTGATCCAAATATACAACATATAAATTTAAACACACCATTTGATAGCGAACATAAATATCTTAATGCACAAGGTGAGCTTTTATGTCTTGTTCGCAGATACAACGCAAAGGATAGTGAGGGTAATCCAGTTCTTGATAGTCATGGAAAGCCCAAGAAAGAGTTTAGGCAGTTTACTGGTGGCAGTAATTATCCAAAGATGCCAGACGTTAGACCTTTGTACAATATACCGAACATTGTTGCGTCAGATAAAATAATATGGGTTGAGGGCGAGAAATGTGCAGATGCACTTAATGAGCTTGGTTATACTGCGACATGCACGATGGGTGGTGCGGGTATGCTCTCAAAGAAATCTGCAAACCTATTTGACTTCTCTCCGTTGCATGAGAAAGAACTCATAATATGGCCAGATAATGATAATGCAGGTCGTAAACTAGCAGAACTTGTTCAAGAACTTGCATTAAACGCTGGTGTTAAATCAGTTACCACACTTACACCACCAAGAGGTAAGCCAGAGAGATGGGATGTTGTTGATGCAGTTGCAGAGCAATTTAACATAAACGAGTTCCTTAATACTAATGTTAAGCAAGTAAAAAAGAATATTAATCTACTTGATGACAGTTTGTTAATAAACAGATTTGTTGGTGATGCACCAGTGCAGAAGTTTTTGATAGCGAACACATTGCCGTTAGCTGTGCCAATTATATTCTCTGCCGCAGGTGATAGTGGTAAAGGTATGATGACGCTTGATCTAGCTATGAAAGTATCAAGTGGACAACCCATGTCAGAATCATTTGGTGGTACAATAAGTGAGTTTGGTAACTCAATCATATTTACTGCTGAGGATGATGAAGCAGAGATGCACAGAAGAATAGAAAGACTTGATATAGACAATCAAAGATCAAGCTACGATCATGAACTGCGAATCGTGAGTTTGCCTAATGTTGGTGGTGTTTTCCCTATACTACAAGAAACACATGATGGCTACAGAACAAGCGATGAATTTGATAAGCTTTACGAACAAATACTACAAATGAAGAACCTTAAACTTATAGTCTTTGATCCATTAGCATCTTTCGTTCACGCAGACGTTAATGCAGATCCAGCGGCGGGTGCAGCACTAACTGGATTACTGGCACAGATAGCTACAGAAACTGGTGCATCAGTCATTATGTGTCATCACATGACAAAGATAAAAGAAGATGCAGTTGTTAGTACACCTGAACAAGCAAGAAATATGATTAGAGGTACGTCAGCATTGGTTGATGGTGTTCGTTGTGCTTTTGCTTTATGGCAAGTAGATGAAGCAACTGGCAGAAGACGTTGCCAAGATCTAGGTATAGATTACCAAAGAAATAAATGCTTTGATGGTGCAGTGGTAAAATCTAATGGTCCAGCGAACAGAAACATCAGACACTTTATAAGAGATGAATTTAGTGGATTGTTGTTAGACAGAAGTGAAGACATATCAAGATTACATACTGGATCAAATAAAGAGATTAAGAAGAACGCATTGTTTAGTTGGATTGCAGATTGTGAAAGAGAGGGTAGGGCTATGACACAACAGTCTGGTGCAGACGCAATCTTACAACGTATGTCTGCTGATACAGATGCACCAAACGTGCTTAACAATTGCACACAACGTATGATTGATGGTCTTGTCAGAGAATTAATACAAGAGGGCAGAATTGCTAAGTATTCATTTAGTACAAGTGGTGGTCGCAAGTGGCTAGGCACAATAGATGGCGATATGAGTAGAGGTGAATACGAGGCTACTACTGCGAGGGATAATGTATAAAATAGTAGATTTATTTAGTGGCATAGGTGGATTTAGTTATGCCGCCGAACAAATAGTAGGTGGCTTTGAGACAATAGCTTTTGTTGAACAAGATGATTATTGTCAAAAAGTCTTGCGTAAACATTGGCAAGATGTACCAATATATAGTGATATAAGGAGTTTTGATGCAAAAGAATACAAAGACGCAGACATCGTTGTTGGAGGATTCCCATGTCAACCCTGGTCGGTTGCAGGATCTCAAAGAGGCAGCGAAGATGACAGAGATCTCTGGCACGAAATGGTTAGGGTTATTGAAGACATACGGCCTAGATGGATCATTGGAGAAAATGTGTCAGGCTTTGTTACAATGCCAATGGGTCTCAGAAGAAGTCTCGTTGACTTGGAAAGTATCGGGTATAAAGCCATACCATATCTTATTCCAGCTGCAGCCGTCGATGCCAAACATAGACGAATGCGATGCTGGATTGTGGGCTACTCCGAACACGATGGATCATCTACCACCACGTTCAGAGGAGGGAACAACAAAGTTAATGGAGGGTCAACGCAAGGGCAGAACCAAACCAGCGAACTTGAGGGAGCAAGTAGACGAACAGACGATGAATTTGTACAAACAGACATCTTCAACCTTATGGCCGACACCGACAACGCAGGAGATAGAACACCCAGAAGCGGAATTGACACCGAACAACAGACGCTTGAGCAAGGACGGGCAGACATCTCACAGTCTGAATCTAGCGGACAGCGTGAAGATGTACCCAACACCGAGAGCAAGGGATTGGAAAGACGGATACACAGTTCCGCCGTCAGTTCAAAAGGGAACGAGGGCACACACTCTGGGGACATTTGTAGCGGAGAAAGAAACAATGTGGCCGACACCGACAACAAAGGGGTACGGACATGCGTCAATGGGTCAAACAATGATATTCAGAAAGAAGGTAGAGAACGGAGAGTTGACCGAACAACAAGCAGAGGAGATGTTGGGAGTAACGCTCAGACCCCCAAGAATGGTAGAATGGGATTATCCGAAGAAAGAAACCCAAAGTTCAGAGAAAGACCGATCCTCTGGAACGCTGAACCCAACGTGGGTAGAGTGGCTAATGGGGTATCCAACAGGGTACACCGACTTAGATGTTTAGGTAATAGTATCGTTCCTCAAGTGGTAGCTAGGATATTTTATGCAATAAAGGAGGCAGAAAATGATGAAAAAATATGATAGATGCACAAAATGCGAAAAATTATTACCAGTTCCTGTTAAAAAAAGAAGTTATAAATATGTTTGTGATAGCTGTGTTGTGAAAGAATTACTTGAAAAAAATTTAGTTACACCAGTTGTGGAAGAAGAATGGTTTGAAGACGATCCAAGAGCATTAAAAGAAATAGAGTATGGCAGAGTGTCAAGAAGTCCAACTAATGTATTTTCTCGCACCATTTTAGATGATATAGGTTGACATGAGTGCCTATTATGATTATATATAATGTATAAAGATGGTGATCATCGATCACTCCTTTTGTTTTAAAATGTTTGTTTAAAAAAGACCTAGCTAAAAACTGGGTCTTTTTTTTGTCTTGACATTGGCATTGACTTCCTATAATAACTATCCTATATTATCAATATTACTAGCGTATGGAGATATAAATGAAGTTAAAAGTTAT